TGACATAACGTTAAGTTTAAGTGGCAACGCAACACTCGCTGTTCAGTCAAACAACTTTACGCTTACATCAGGCACATTAACACTTAACAACAATACTCTTACTGTTGGTCGATTTGCATCAAGTAACACAAACGTCCGAACCATAAATTTTGGCACTGGTAATATCACAGTAACCGGTAATAGTTTTGCTGGCGTATTAGGTATGAATACAATAACTGGGTTTGTGTATTCTGGAACGCCAACATTCAATTGCACTTATTCTGGCTCGGTAGGAACGCGGATAATACGTGCTGGCAATACTGCTGGCGGCTCGTCAGCTACAGCCGTAACAGTAAACATCACAGCAGGAACCGATATTGTTGATGTTGGCGGGCACTTCCTTAATCTGAATTACACCGGGTACAAAGGTGCATCCATAGCGTCTGCTGTTGGTAGGTTTATTTATGGCAACCTGACTTTTGATTCTGGAATGACCATTAGTGGAACCGCTAATTTTCGACTGGCTGGGACATCCGGTGTCCAACAGATCACAACAAACGGAATTACAGTCGATACGCCAATTCTTTGTAACGGCATCGGGGGCACGTTTGCGTTTCAAGATGCGCTGACACAAGGATCGAGCAGAACTTTTACGCTTACCGATGGCACTGTGCAACTCAAAGCGGGTGTGACCAGCACAGTGGGGGCGTTTGCCACTAGTAGCTCGAATCAAAAGTTTTTGCAATCAACATCTGCTGGCGTGCAAGCAATATTGTCGCAATCTGGCGGAACCGTCAACGCCAACAATTTAACCATCAAAGACATCAGCGCCATTGGCGGAGCAACTTGGAACGCTTACACCACCAACAACAATGTGGATGCAGGCAACAATTTAGGATGGGATTTTTCCCTTCAAATCGGTCGTTGTATTTATACTCGACGCAAAAATAAACGAATTCTTCCTTAAGGAGTCATCATGGCCACTAACTCGCAAATTTCTTTCACACCACTCGGCAACACCATTGCTGTCGCAGCAGCTGCAACAGCTCCAGCAGGCATCCAAGCCCCAGTTTTCACAAAGTTTGACCCGCAAAGCGCAGGCCAATATCGCTTTGTCAATGGTGGTGTCAACACAGTTTTTATTGGCACAGGAGCAACCGCAGCCGAGGCCACAGCCAATGCCGTTGCTCCAGTCGGTGGCAGCCCATCAGAGGCTATCCCACTGTTGCCTGGAGCAGTCGAGATCATCCGATTCAACAAGGACACTTTTTTTAGCGGATTTGCTTCCGCCGGAACCACCGTCTACGTTACGCCCGGCCAAGGCATCTAAGTGTTGGAGGCCGACATCATGGCGGATGGGAACGAGATCGATTTGGTCAAGTACGGCGTGCTTTGGCAGAAAGTCCAGGACATGGACAAGAAGGTGGACAAGATGGAACGCAACGTCGAGGAGCTGCTTGCGCTGGCCAACAAAGGTCGCGGCGGCTTCTGGATGGGCATGACCATCGCGTCATCGGTCGGCGCTGTCGTCGCGTGGATTGCCGGTCATGTGAAGGCATAAGCAATGCTGGCTGAGATCGCAGCGGCAAACGCAGCGTTTTCTGTCATCAAGGCAGCACTTGCCAACGGCAAAGAACTGCACCAACTCGGATCACGGGTTTTCGACTACTTCGACAACAAAGCCAAGATTCAAGAGAACGCCACCAAGAAGGGTGGCGGCTCTGACTTAACCGAGTTCATGGCGCTGGAGCAGCTCAGGCAGCAAGAAGAAGATCTGCGCGAGCGCATGGTCTACGCAGGCAGACCAGGCATGTGGACCGACTGGCTCAAGTTCCAGGCCCAGGCAGCCAGGCAGCGCAGAGAAGCCAAAGAGGCGGCAGAACGCGAAGCACTTCGGCGCAAAGAAGCCCTTGCCCAACTTGTTGAATACATTGCCCTTGGCATGGCCTCACTGGTCTTGGCCGCACTGCTGATCTACGGCATCGTCTTGTACATGTTGCACCTGAGATGAGCGAAGAGAAGCTGAACGCCAACTCCACCCTGGACAAGGTGCTCGGGTATGTGGACTCGCCGTTCAAGCTGTTTGCCATCCTCATCATGGGCGTGGTGGCCTTTGCCGGGTACTTCCTTTGGCAAAACCAATCCTTCATGATGGATGCCTACAAGGAGTCCAAGAAGCTGCCAGAGATCAATACCTCACGGGCAGATGACGCTAGTTCGATGCTGCTCAAAAAGACCAATGCAACGGTGGTAGCGATCTTCAAGGTCAACCCGCTGTTCAACAGCCGAGTGTTGTACCGGGCCTACACCAAGGACGGCAGGGACAAAGCCATCGAGGACATCGACGTCGGCCTGTTCAGTCAGAACACAGCCAACAACTCGGATGTGGTGCGCCTGATGACCAACGAGATCCCGTGCAGTGATTACCGCTACGCGCAGTCCGAGGTCGGGCTTTGGTACTTGGAGAAGGGCGTCACCTACACCTGCCGGGTCAGCGTCCCACCAGACAGCCATCGTTTTGTTGGCCAGATCACAGTCGGCTGGGCAGAGCAGCCCCAGGACATTCAACAGGTAAAATTTATGCTGGAGATCGCCAGCGCAATGCTCACTAAAAGGGGAAATTGATATGGATTGGCTCAAACAAATCGCACCGACAATCGCCACCGCAATGGGTGGCCCACTGGCAGGCATGGCTGTCTCGGCCATCTCCAAAGCCATTGGCGTGGACGAAGCAAAGGTTGAAGACCTGATCGTCAACAACAAGCTATCAGCAGATCAGATCGCCCAGGTCAAGCTGGCCGAGATCGAGTTGCAAAAGCAAGCGCAGGAGCTGGGCCTGAATTTTGAAAAGCTAGCAGTCGAGGACCGCAAGTCAGCCAGGGATATGCAGGCAGCCACCAGGTCAATGATGCCCCCCATATTGGCTGGCGCTGTGACCATCGGCTTCTTCGGCATCATGGTGATGATGTTCTTCAACCAGATCGACAGCAGCAATCCAGCCATCCTCATGATGCTGGGCAGTTTGGGCACGGCGTGGACCGGCATCATCGCCTATTATTTTGGCAGCTCTGCTGGCTCTCAGGCCAAGACTGACATTCTTTCAAAGGCAGCAAAATGAACTTAACACCCCATTTCAACCTGGAAGAGCTGACAGCCAGCGAGACCGCAGAGCGCAACGGCTGGGACAACAGCCCAAACGATCAGGAGCTGGCCAACCTCACCAGGCTTGCAGACTTCTTGGAGCAGGTCAAAGTCGTGCTGAACGGCAAGCCCATCATGATCTCGTCAGGCCTGCGCACAAAGAAGGTCAACGACGCAGTGGGCAGCAGGGACACAAGCCAGCACCGCATCGGCTGCGCTGCCGACTTCCGTGTGCCAGGTATGACACCAGACCAAGTGGTCAAGGCCATCGTCGCCAGTGGCATTGGCTACGATCAGGTCATCCGCGAGTTTGATCGCTGGACTCACATCAGCGTGCCGAACAGCGTGGACACCAGCCCCCGCAGGCAGGCTTTGATCATCGACAAGGCTGGCACCAGGCCTTACGCATAAACGGCGGCGCAAGCCACCAAGAAGGCCAGCCAGAGCATCCCCAAGATGCCCACCACAAACCACCAGGCCACACGCCTGAGCATGTACCGCCACACAGACTGCGGCAACAGCTCAGGCCCGTGCAGCTTCTTCCCGATCTTGGCCACACGCACAGGGCAGTTCGGGCCCTGCCTGCAATTCCCAAACTCGTCGCAGCAGTTCATGGTTTCACTCGCTTTCTCATGCTCAACATCTCTGCCCTGCAATCGTTCCAGCCTTGGATGTACTCGGGGTGCTCACCCTCTCGCGTTCCAAACGCATCGGGCACGGCTGGCTGTGCGGGTGGGGCGGCGTTTCTTGGATAGCCTCTTGCTCCAACATTTCCACAGCTTGGACAAGTAATGGCTTGCCAGCCAAGTGCCGCTAGTTCTTCACAGTCCGAGATTGAACGTCTGTTTTCTGTGTAAACAGGGATCAATTGATGTGTTCTCGGCCACATTTTTGAGGCTTCCAAATCAGCATCAAACATTCTTGATGGCCCGAAATGCCAAGCAGAAACACCAGCAGCATTTTTGTAATGCCATGCGTAAGGCTCCTGCACAGGTGCTGGCTGCTTCGGCACACAGCCATGTTTTGTGCAGTGCGCTACGTTTTCACATTCATTGCAGATCATGCTTGCTCCTTGTCTTGTTCTTTCATGGACGCTTTAAGAAACTTGCTCAAGCGAGTAATCTTTCCTTGGTGGTACTCAACCATCTTGGCGGTGTATTCTTGATGCGCCTGAGACTTCAACAGTTCACGGCGTGATTCTTCAAGCTCACGCAGCGCAAGTGTCTCGGCGCTTGGTGGCGC